CGACGAGTCCATCCTCGTCGATACAGAAAACCTCCTCTGTGCCCTGCTGGGCGCTGAGCCAGAAGTAGCGGTACCTCACACCATGCAGCGCGCAGTACCCGCCCGACCACGACCGAAGGACTGACCATGGCAACCAAACTCGGAGCCACAGGTGGCGCTAACGCCTTCCGCACTGCGTCGGGTGCGTCGATCATCAGCGCTGCTACCTACATCTCACTGCATACCGCTGACCCCACCTACACCGGTCTCGTCGGAGAGGCATCTGGCGGTTCCCCCGCTTACGCCCGCAAGGCAATTGCATGGAACGCCCCGACATTCTCCGCTGGTACAGAGACCATCACCAACTCGGGCGCCATCACCTTCGACGTTCCTGCCGGCACCTACACGTTTTGGGGCATCTGGGATGCACTCGCCGGCAACTTCCTGATGGGCGGCACCTGCACCAGTCAGGTGTTCAGTGCCCAGGGCCAGTACCAAATCGCAGCCGCTGCATTGACCATCACCGCAGTCACGGCCTAGCCAGTGGGCGTCAGGGATGGCGTCCAGGGCGTCGGCATCCAAGGCCTATCGGTCCAAGGCTTCCAAAGCGCTGCAAATAACACCGCAACCGGCGGAGTCACTCTCACCGGTTCGGCTACTGGCTCACAGGTCGGACTGAACACCGCCACCGGGTCAATCACCTTGGCCGGCACCGCCGCCGGGACGCTGATCCTGCCTGGCACCGGCATCGGGTCAATCACCATCACCGGCACGGCTACTGGCTCCCACATCGGGACCGGCACGGCCACCGGGTCGATCACCATCACCGGCACGGCTACTGGCTCGCTGATCTACAGCGGCACCGGCACCGCCGCCGTCACCATCACCGGCACGGCAGTCGGCATAGTGCCCTTCACGCTCCCCGGACTACCGGGCTACTCGAACCCGACCAGCACTACGGGGTCGGCCAGCCCGAGCAGCTCGTCCGGCACCGTTTCACCCACTTCTACCGGAGGGCTCGTCTAATGGCTGCTGACTTCAGCATCAAGCAGTCCGAAACTCTGCCCTACCTGAATGACTCGCTGACGTACTCCGACGGCTCGGTGGTCAACCTGACCGGGGCCAGCGTCAAGTTCATCATGCGCTCGCTCACCGCCACGCTGCCCACCGTCAGCGCAGCCGCCACCATCGTCAGCGCCACCGGCGGGACCGTCCGCTACGCCTTCAGCACCACAGACACCGCTACCGCTGGCCGGTTCCAAGCGATCTGGCAGGTGACGTTCTCCGGCGGGCAGCTGATGAGCTGGCCGACCGTTGGCAGCCTCGACATCAGCATCGAGGACAACGCCATCACCACGTCGGCGGCGCCCCTGTTGGCGTCACTCGGCCAGGTGAAGGACTACCTGAACATCACCAACACCGACCGGGACCGGGACCAGAAACTCATCACCATGATCAAGGCCATCGGCCCTGTCGTGGAAGCGATCACCGGCCCGATCATCCAGCGTGCCATCACTAATGAAATGTGCGATGGCGGCAGCGACCGGATCACCCTGCTCCACGGCCCGGTCGCCCAGGTAATCAGCGTTACCGAGTATCTAGCCAACGTCGAGTATCGGCTGCAGCAGATTCCTGCCGGCCGTCCAGATCTCGGCACCATGTGGTCCTATATCTTTGAGAAGGATCGCACCATCATCCGCCGGGCCCCCGGTGGCGGCACGCAGAAGTTCTTTGGTGGCACCGATTCCATCAGCGTGTCCTACATCGCAGGACTTGAAGCCGTCCCGCCGAACGTGACCGAGGCTGTCTGCGAACTGGTGCGGGTTCACTTCCAAGCCACCCAGCAAGGTCGCCCACGCCCCGGTGGTGGGTTCGGCAGTGATGACGACAGCATCAACCCGATCATGGGCTTCTTCGTCCCGAACCGGGTGCGTGAGCTGCTCGTCCCCAACCGCCGGCACCCATCGATCGCATGAGCATCCCTGTCTCCACTGTCCCCGCTGCACTCGCTGGGCTGCAGTCACTCGTCGCTACCCAGGTCGCCACCGACTCGAAGGCGTCGCAGATCGTCCTGTGCCTCGGTGAGCCCGGCATGGATCTGCCCAGCGACATCATCCAGATCGGCACGAACGTCCGACGGTCGGTGCGCCCCCAGGTGTTCATGGGATCGTTCCAGGCCCAGGCGCTCGAGGAGGACTACGACATCGAGGTGCTGGTGTCGTCCTGGTCCGGCGACGCCGACCCGGCCGCCATCGTCAACCGGGCCTATCAGCTCGTCGCCTACGTCGAGACCGCAGTCCGCACCGACCCCACGCTGGCCGGCGTCGTGCTCGAGGCCTACCCATCCAGCACCAACGGCGGCAACGCCGAATGGAGCGGCGACCCAGTGGGCCGCCTCTGCGAGATCACCGTCACCGTCCACGTCACAACTCTCAACTAGGAGCCCGAATCATGTCCCTGTTCCAGTACATCGGAATGCCCGAAGCCAACTTCAGCTTCGATGCGAACCCCGACGAGACCGTCTACGAGCCGGTCGATGTCACGCCGCCTGTTTCATCCAAGAAGGCCACGTCGGCCACAAGTGAGGAGTCCAAGTAATGGCCCAGTCATCTCGCAGGTCATGGATCGGTATCCAGCCCACTGCCGCCGATGCGATCCTGTCCACCAACTACGCCAGTGGCGTCACGAGTATCGTGCTGTCAAACGTGAACACATGGACCACGGCGCCCGCCACTGGCCAGGTCATGGTCATCGTGGACGGCTACAACACCGAGCAGGTGGCGGTCACCACTTACGCCTCAGGCACCGTCACATGCCCGGCCACCGCCAACGCCCACGGAAGTGGCACCTATATCTACTTCCAGGCCGCAGCAACCCCGGCACCGACCGCCTACGTCCCGGTGACGAAGATCGACGCCCAGGACAACATCGCCATGCTCCAGGATAAAGGCTTCCGTGGAAGTCAGATCTCGGTGGCAGGCGTCCAGCTAAGGATACGAGTCGGCAAGTTGTCCTTCGACGGCGACTTCTTCCCCGACACCGCCGGTTACTGGCTCAACTCGCTGTTCGGGTACTACAAGTACACCGCCACAGTGGTCAGCACCACGCCAGCCACCTACGCCTTCAGCCAGTGCAACACGACCCCGGCGAACCAACCAGGTCAGCCTGCCCCGGTTCTGGTATACGTCTACAGCCCATCGAACAACAACACCCGCGTGTACGCCTCAGCGATTGTCAGCGACTTCTCGCTGAAGGTCGACCCCGGATCGCTGATGTCCTACAGCTGCACGCTGATGGCCTACGCATCGGGAGTCGTCACCAGCCCCGCCACCATCCCGCCGACGTTCACGACGTTCACCCCGGTGGCGTCCCGTGTGGCCCAGATGAGCCTGGCCGGCACGCCGAACATCAAGGTGGAGACCGCCGACTTCTCGTGGAAGCGGGCCGAGGCTGCACCGATCAACACGCTGCAGGGCATCCAAGACCCGATGGAACTGTTCGTCGGACCGCTGGATCTGTCCATCAAGGCCAAATTGGTGTGCGACAACGACACCGAGCTGAACTACTACCTGAAGGGCACGCAGAACGCCGTGGTCTTGACTGCCACCCAGGGCACCACCGACGCCGTCAACGGCATCAAGGTGACCTGCACGAAGGTCAACTACGACGACGCCAACATCAGCCGGGACAAGGCTTACGTGGAGATCTCCTGTTCGATGTCCGCCATCGCCAACACCACAGACGTGGCCACTGGTGGTAACGGGCTGTCGTCGTCACTGGTCACCCTGTCCACCGGCACCGCCGGGACCGCACTGCAGTACGGGACTATCGCCTGATGCGCCTCGATCTCCCCCACGATGGCTGGGCCAAGCTGCGTGAACCTGACGAGATCCCCCGCAAGCGGGCTCGTCAGTTTCGCAAGGTGCTCTACCGGCTCGCTGCCCCGGCGTCTGATGTCGATCAAGACCTCAGCGCCGAGGCCCAGGCCGCCGAAGTGGGGCGGGCCATGCTGGCGTCAGACACCGGCATGGACGGGGTCGAGGACATGGCCGAGGCCATGGTCCTCGCAGCGGTGTCTGAGTGGTCCTATGGGGCCGTCTGCAGCGAGGTCATGGACAACATGCCCGACGCTGCAGTGGACGCCATCTATGCGTCCTGTCAGGAACGTGGCTACATCGAGAAACTGATGCCGGACTTCGGAGCATCGGCTGATGAAGATTCCCCCACTACGCCTTCCTGAGCCTGGCCTCATCTCTCGAAGGCAAGCGCCTGGCCGAGCCGCTGCCCATGTGGCTGGCCGGCCCCCTGGAGACCTACCGCATCAGCCAAGCGTGCCCCTGGTGGGTGCCACCGGACGATGAGACCGGCGACTTCAACCTGCTGGTGATGGCCCGCATCCACAACATCCACGAGAACCACCGACTCCAGCAGCAAGCCGAGATGATGGGAGCAGCCGGTGGGTGACCTCTCGATGTCGATGATCCGGGGCGAGTTCGACAAGCAGCAGAAAGAAGCCGAGACCGAGGCCCGCAAGACGATCCGGCTGGCACTGCGAAACGTGGCCAGGGACGTATCCAAGGCCGCCAAGGCCAAGGCCCCGGTCTCTTCTGGACCGACTCGTGTGGGCGCCATCAACGGTGAGTTGAAGAAGTCCATCGGCCTGTCCAAGAAGAAGGACAAGGTAGGCGAGGACTACTACGCCAAGGTCGGCCCGAGGGGTCAGGCCCGGTACGCATCTCAGCGCACGGCCAAGGGCGCCATGGCCCGCACCTCAACCTACAGCGCCCGAAAAGGCCAGCGCACCTACAAGCCCCACATGAATACCGACCACAAAGACGCCCTATACGGCGTCAAGTTGTACCGGGCGAAGATGGAAGATCGCTACCACTACATGGCCGCTGGCTTCGCTGTGGCCGAGGCCACCGCAGGCAAGACGGCGCAAGAGTCATTCGACAAAGCATTTGAGAGGTTCCACTAATGCCAGGTGCGAATGTCTTTGTAGAGCTCAAGGCGAACATCACCGAGTTTCAGGCCAAGATGGGCGAGGCCCGCTCGGAGATCAGCAAGCTCGAGAAGCACCAGGGCACCACGCTGGAGAAGGTCTCGGCGTTCGGCAAGGGCGCCATGCTCGGCGTGGCCGGCGCTGCGGTCGGCGTCGGTGGCATGGCCATCGAGATGGCCGACAAGCAGGAGATCAAGCAGAAGCAACTCGAAGCCAGCCTGAAGTCGGCGGGCACCGAGTGGGGCAAGGTCAAGGACCAGGTCAAGCAGGCCGGCGACGAGAGCACCAAGTACGGCTTCAATCAGGCCCAGGTCGATAGCGCCCTGAACCTCGGCGTGATCAGTACGCAGAATCTCGGCAAGGCCCACGACAACCTGAAGGTTGCCATCGACCTGAGCAAGACCAAAAACATCGACCTGGACACCGCCATGCAGGCGGTGGACAAGGCCGCAAACGGTCAGACCGCCGGGCTCAAGAAGCTCGGCATCGACCTGAACATCTCCGCCGGCGGTGCCAAGAAGGTCGCCAGCGCCCAGGACGCTCTATCCAAGGCGCAGCAAAGGGTGAACGAGGACCAGGCCGCTGGCGCTGACTATGCGGCGGCCGGATCCAAGGCCAACAACAAACTCGGTGACGACGTACTCAAACTTGAGAACGCCCATAAGAAACTGACCAGCGCCCAGCAGGCGGGCAACAACGTCCTCGACGCACTGAAGCAACGACTCAGCGGCCAGGCCGACGCAGCCGCTGACACATTCGCCGGAAAACTCGCAGCCGCCAAGGCTCAGGCCACCAACCTCGGGGCTGAGATTGGCGACAAGCTGATGCCGGTGCTCAGTCATCTAATGGGCGCTGTTGAGAAAGTCGTTCACTGGCTGGAGAAGCACAAGGGCATCGCCATCGCCCTGGGCATCGTCATCGGTACTGTCCTGGTCGCCGCCATCGGCACCTACATCGCCACGCAGGTCATCGCCCTGGCCGCCACTGTCGCAACCGGGGTCGGTGCCATGGCCACCGGTGTGATGATGGCCGCCGCCTGGCTCCTCGCACTCGGCCCCATCGGGCTGCTGATCGTGGCCGTCACCGCCATCGTCGGCGTGTTCATCGTGCTGTACAAGCACAGCCAACTGGTCCGGGAGATCGTGGCCACCATCGGCCATGCGTTCAAGGCCGCCTTCGACTTCATCCTGGGCATCGTCAAGGGTGCCATCGGGTTCATCAAGACTCACTGGGAACTGCTCCTGGCGATTTTGACCGGCCCCATCGGGCTGATCCTCCTGTTCATCAAGGACCACTTCGACCAGATCAAGCAGATCGTCATGGGGGCCATCGACGCAGTGGTCGGGTTCTTCACTGCGCTGCCCGGTCGGGTCACCGGCGCCCTGGGCGACGTGGTCGGCACCATCTTCGGTGCGTTCAAGAACGCCGGCACCTGGGTGTGGCAGCACGTCCTGCAGCCGGTCATCGGGTTCTTCACATCGCTGCCCAGCAAGATCGTCACCGCCCTGGGTGACTTCATCGGCAATGTGTTCGCCGGTCTGACGAAGGTCGCCACCTGGCTCGAGAACCATGTATTCAAGCCCCTGCATAAGTTCTTCGCAGAGTTGCCAGGCAAAGCGTTCAAAGCGGTGGGAGACATCGTCGGCACAGTGTTCGCCGGGTTCATGACCATCGCCACATGGTTCGTCACCAATGTCGAACTGCCGGTCATCAAGTGGTTCACCGACCTGCCCGGTAAAGCATTCAAGGCTGTGGGCGATATCGTCGGCAAGGTATTCAAGGCCTTCATGACCATCGCCACATGGTTCGTCACCAATGTCGAGATCCCGGCCATCCAGTGGTTCACCGACCTGCCCGGTAAAGCATTCACCGCTATCGGTGACATCGTCGGCACAGTGTTCGCCGGTCTGACGAACATCGCCACCTGGCTGGAGACCAACGTCTGGACCCCGGTGGTCAATTTCTTCACGGGGCTACCAGGTCGCATCGCCGGCGCCGCTGGCAACATCGTCGGCAGCGTGCTCGGTGGCATACCTGGCATCGGTGGGTTGTTCAAGGCCGAAGGCGGCCCGGTCGATGGCGGTCGGCCTTACATCGTGGGCGAACGTGGCCCGGAACTGTTTGTGCCACCGGGCGCTGGCACCATCATCCCCAACCACGCCATCAGCGGTAGGGCGTTGAGCGGTGGCGGTGCAGCTGCTGGCCCTGTGTACCTGCAGATCGACGGCAAGACGTTCGCCACGCTGATGCTCCCATCGCTGCAGACCACAGTGCTCCAGGCGCAGCGCACATCGAGCGTCAACATCTTCGGATCGGCGGCATGACCTCGCTGACGATGCCCACCATCTCGGTCCAGGTGGCGTTCCAAGACACCCCCTACGCCACCAGCCCGGTATGGACCGACGTGACCCGGTGGGTGCTGGGACTGTCCACCACCATGGGCCGCCAGCATGAACTGAACCAGGTGGGGCCGTCGACCGCCACATTGCAGATCGACAACCAAGATGGTCGGTTCTCGCCCTGGAACACCGGCAGCCCCTACTACTACACCGCATCAGGACTCACCCCTGGCCACCCGGTCAAGGTCACCGCCACCTGGCTGGGCGTCACCTATCCAGTGTTCCGGGGCGTGACCAAGTCCTGGGTGCCGACCTATGGCGCCACTCGGGCCACTATGACGCTGGCCTGTTACGACATCCTGGCGCTGTTGAACTTCAACAGCCTGGACAACACCGCCTATTCGATCCTGCCCATGGCCAGCGCCAACGACTACTGGCCGCTCGATGACCCCATCGGTTCCACCCAGGCC